CTCAAAGAAGTTTGTATCTTTGTAAAAATACTATAAAATGTCAGAGTTAAGACTTAAAACTCCAGCTGGGTACACAGTACAAACAGCTTATACAGAATTACATAAAATCTTTTTAGTAACTAAACTGTCTCATTATGTAACTAAGTCGTTTGCAGCTCATGAGGCTTTAGGACGTACTTATGATTCCTTAGAAGACCTAATCGATACTATAACTGAGAAATTAGTAGGGTACTCTGATATTGACCCTGCAAGTTTGTCTATTGGTACAATTTCTCCTATGGAGCCAAGAACTCTTGCAATTACTATTATGGGAATAGCTGAAAGACTTGAAGACTTCGCAGAAGTTAAAGAGTACTGTGATATTGAAAACCTTGCTCAGGAACTTTCTGGCGTGGGAGCTCAGTTAAAGTACTTGAGTAGATTTAAAAACTAACTGAAAACTTAATAATTACTAAGACTTCTTTGTCGCTACGAGTGATGTCTATCTTTTTGTACATTCCTTCAATACTTTTTAAAGCTTCAAAGTCGGCATCATAAATGTGTTTTGTCTTGACTTTAATGCCATCTTCATTAGACGTTACAACTGCACTAGTACCGAAGTGCTTCTTTAGAGTACTAAAACACTTTTCTTGTAGTGTTTCTTTTTTAAGTTCTGTCTCAGGATGTCCACAAACAATACAACGCTTAATTGTATCTCTTGGAACTAGGGCTTTGCTGTACTTACAGCTTTTTTTACATCTTTCTTGCATTTTGTTTTACATTTTAAAAGTGAATAAATAATTTTTAGCTTGTACTTTAACCAGGACTCGAACCTAGAAGTCTTTCGACACACCGCAAGCGCAGTGCTTGTTTACCAATTCCAACATTAAAGCAAAAAAGGCCCGCCATCACTCAAGAGGCTAAGGCACTTATCATTAACAACGTGCACCGGCTTTATTATCACGTAGACGGTTATGCATTTCTACTGGCTTCTATAACGTTGTAATATCTTGAAGTCTTTCTTTTGTCTGCAAATGTACTTTAAGAAAGATTAAAAACCTAATGTAAATTACTCATCTCTAAAAGCTTTACCAATTGGGAATCTAGGAAGACCGTCTTCTGTAAACCCAAAATGTTTGATAGTTATCATGCCTGTATTACAAGAATAGTTTTGTAGTCTTACTTTTTCTTCTGCAGTACCTACCATTTTTGCACGAAACTCTTTTTGCAAGTTAGCTTCTAAAACAGCTATAAGGTCTTCTTCTCTTTGACCAATTTCCCAACGTAAGAAAGGATATTCAGTTTCATCAAACTCTTTGACTTTAAGAAGGTCTCTACTACGCTGACCTTGAGCATAAGTACCATGAAGAAGTCTAATCATAGCTCCTTCATAACCTTGTTGTACCCAAAGGTCGTGAAATCCTTTTACATCAGTTTCATCAGATGCTAAAAAAGTAGGGACCAATTGAATTTCTGGAGAATTTATAGATTCCACAATTCTTTTAGTGTGACTACATCTTTGGTCTTGGTTATCATTGCTTACAATGTCGTAAGCTTTAAACTTTAGTTTTAAACTTTCAGGTCTTTGCTTTTTAACAGCAGCAATAATTTCTTGGAATGTAAGTTCATCAGAATAGATTTCTCCGTCAAGAATGTAGTCTCCTACAGGAAAAGTACAACTTGCTGTGATGTGATTTAAAGTAGTATAATCTTTTCCACTACGAGATAAGTACCTTACAGAGGATGTACCACCTATTTCGTCGGTTACAGAAACTATCATTAGACATCTTACACCATCAAGTTTAGGTTGTACTAAAACTGGGTAGTCTATCTTTTTAATCTTCTTCCAATCTGTAGCTAGCATAGGCTTAGCATTACCTGATGCATCAGTGTTGAACTTAGGAAGCGTTGCTTCTAACCATTCAGTTAAAGTTAAGTCTACACTACTATCCCAGTTTAAATCTTGAGCAGTTTTATACCCTTCGTCATGTTTCTTTAACCAGTCAGACTGTGCTTGACTGATAGCTTGTTCATGAGGTGTAGTTTCATTAGATTTACCAATGTTCTTACCTTGTGTAATAGTTTCACGATGTATAATAGGATTTTCAGTACCTACTTGACCGGATTCTTTTACAATTCCCCAACCATAATTAGCAGGAGAAGCTTCTATTACTTCTATTTGCCAGTACTGAATCTTTCCAGTCTTAGCTCTTTTGTATAATTTTTCTAGTACCATAGTTGTACGTTTTTATAATGTTCTGATTGTTCGTAAGCTATCCACTCTTTAAACTCCATTATTTCAATTAATTCTGCAAATTCTAGTAATGTTAAAGTTTGTATTTTAGCTTTAGCATAGAAAACAGTTGTTCCTCTAAAAAGAAAGTAAGAGATTGCAACCTCTTTCCAGTACAAGCCAAAACACCACATAAGAAAAAGATACAACCAACTAGGTTTATAAATACTTGTAAATGTTTGTCGCATTTTAAATGTTTTAAGGGTTATCAATAGTTTTTGTTTCTGCTATTTGTTTGTTCATAGCTTTTACGCCTTCGTTGTAAACGTTTACTACACCTGTTGTGTACTGTGAAATAAAAGATGGTCCTTCTTTTTTGAATCCAGTCTTTAAGTTTTCGTAGTGGTTTACAGGTTGAGGAAATCTACCTTTGTACATAGTCTCAGGGTTTACAAGTACTTCATCAATCTGAGTAATTCCCATTTCAATTAGTTTGGCCCCTGGCAGAGAGCTTCCTCTTATTTCCATTAACGGTGGTAAAGTTTCAGCGTGCTTTCTAAGCTGTTTTACAATATCTTTTTTCATGTTGTTCTGTTTGTAGGGATTATAAAGCCTTGTTTTTCGCATTGTACAGAGAACCTGCCGTAATCTAGCATTTCTTGTTCAGTGTACTTTTGTTCTCTTTCCATTTCTTTAGCTTGTTTTAATTGTTTATCAAATCTTGAAATAGTTTCGTAATCTAATTCATTTATCAGCCATTCTACTGGTGTTTTTTGTGTATCCATTTTAAAATATGTATCTAATGTTTGTTACGTTAAAAAATTGGCTGTAGATTTTCTTGAAGTCTTCTATCAGCCCTGTCTTGTGTACTAATGGGTATCGCATTACGCCTGAGGAGTTTTTAATCTCAGAACTGTACTGCATAATTTCTCTAGCTTCCTCAGAGGCCTTGACCATTTGATTGATGTGATTAGTCAAAGCTATGACTTCACATTTGTGTTCTCCTACAACTTCTTTTACTTCTTTAAACAGATTGTAATAGTTGTCTCTCCAATTAGGGTAAAAGATTAGCGGACTAAAGTTAATGTGTACTTCCCAGCCTAAGGCTTTAAGCCTGTTGATGTCTTCTATTCTACTAGAGATTTTCTGCATCTTAGGTTCAAGTACATCTGAGTACGGCTGAGGCATTAGGCTTACTCGTACTCTAGGCTTTTTGTTAAAGCGTGTGACGTCTAGTGTGAGTAAACTTGGATACTTAGTTGCCATAGTACTGTTTAATCTAGGATGATCGTCATACCTTTTAAGGTAGTCTAACAAAGGTTCAGGCATGTGCTTTTGCATCAGGACTAAATCAGAATTACACGCAATGTCTACCATTGTGTACACTGGGTCTTGTTGGTCTGGTACTTTGGTATAGGATTTCTCCCATTTTACAACAGAGTTAAAGACATCTTCTACATTAGTGTTTACAAATACTTTAGTACCATTGTGGCGAGACATGTAGCAGTAAGTGTTAACACAACCACCAAAACAACCATAAATAACGTTAGGCGCAATACAGTTAGCACTGTTGTCATTAGGTTTGGTTACAAGAGTTTTAGTTTGTTGTACTTTAATCATTGTTTTTAATTTAGCAATCGGTAAAGGACTCGAACCTTTATCTATAAGCAAATTTAAGAATACTATTCTAGCTTACATGTTACCCTAGCTGGTATTCATTCCCAGTTACACCAACCGATTGTTTGCCTGTCTTTACTTGTCATATAATATACTTTTTAGTTGTTTTTGTGTTTTATATAACACATTATAATTTTTCTATTTCTTTGCTCATATTTATTTGTTTAGTAATCATTACAGGAGTCGAACTCTGTGGACCATAGTGTATAGGTTTCATACAAACCACACGACAGTTCTATGTATGCTCAGCTTTAAGCCTCTCAGCCAAATGACTATGTCCCAAACGTCATATAGTACGTCTACTACAGAGAGGTTTGGTAATCTACCTTAACTTATGCCTTGGGCTATTCGTTTACGTAGAAACAAGACCACAGTTAGTAAGCTGATCTTACGGGAAGCTATCGTGGTACATTGTAAATGTCGTAGTAGAAAGAATTTGTGTTTTCACTAGTCCATCTATCACTTTTAGATTCTACAGACTCTAGTACAGTGTCTACTTTAAACTCTTTTGGATTAATAGGAAATTTATTTGTCACAAAGTTAGAGTCTTTCCAAAAGATTCTGTTGTTAGGTTGACAAAGTAAGTAGCCATCATCTGCTAAAAGTACATGACCACATTTGTAGTCTGTTGGTTCGTTTGAATATGGGTTATCAAACCAATCTACAGTGAATAAGTATGTAGCCCACACAGATGTTTTGTCTTTTAAAATGACTGTACATCTTTTCTCTGTTAAGTATGAGTACTCAACTACGCTAACATTTTCAGAAAAGCAATCCCAAAGCTGTTTAAAATCAGAAGGTATGTTCTTGTCTGTAACTTTACTAAACAATTCTGAGATAGGTACTCTACTTCTTAGCATGCCGTAATTAGTCATGATATGAAACGTGAGTATTTTGCCAGTTACACTTTGTACTGCAAAAGCGTAGCAGTCATCAAACGTAAAACTGTCTTCTTCGTCTTTAGTTAACCAACTTCTTTTTACTTTTAATTTAAGGCTTGGTATGTTTGTGTTAAGTACGTTTGTTGTCATAACAGCAAATTTAGTGATTAATAAAATAACCAGCAACTTCAAGTACCCTCCGATACTCTAGTTGCTGGTTGACCCTATGACAGATCTTGCTCCCTTTTACTGAATCGAACAGCTTCATAAGTTATGACTTGCCTTTAGGGATGGTGCCACCGCCTTATTACTTCGCAAAGTTAGCTATTTGCTACTAACCCGGTTTCATTCACGGCACGTTATACTCCTGGCCCTCAGAATATACTAAGATAAGTAATAAAAGACAGTCCAAAGACTAGTCACTACAATTGTAAGACTAATTCTTTCATTATGTAAATCTTTTTCAGTTGCTAAGTCTGTAATTGAGGCTGTTACTAGTAGAAGGCTACTAAGTATAGCTAAGGAAAAAATAATTGTAATAAACATTTGTTTAGTTTTTAAAAGTTAACGATAAAGTTCAGCCATCTTGTGTAGATGCTGCAACCTAGTTTTAATCGATGTTGTTACCTGTTCTGTTGAGTACAATAAAGAAGGGAAAGGAGCAAAGTAGGCTTTACCGTTACAAGTCTTCTGCATGTATGTTTGAAGTTGTAAGTATGGTAAAGATGTCTGAGTATTTCCCTGAGGTGTGATACATTGCACAGTTTCTTTGAGTGCTAGTCCCTCTTTCTCTAAGTAGTTGCATACACCTGTGTCTAAGTGTACTGATTTTAGGTAATCAATAGCTTCTATTCTTGTGAAGTCTTTGTCTGAAAGAACTTGTAGTGTCTGTTGGTATTTACCTATAAGTGTAGGTATCCAATTGCTTGTTACATTACTCATTGTCTAGAGTTTTAGAAAGATTAATAGAATCTGTTGGTTTAAAGAGGTGGTTTGCTTCAAGTACTTGTTCAACAGCTAGCCAGTCTACCATTGGAGCTATGCTCATGTAAGCAGGTATTGTTGGAGTACCTTCAGCTTCGTCGTCTAAGTAAACTATACCTCCGATAGTTAAATCATGATGTATTTGAAGATTACCATTAGTGATGAAAGGATACGGACTAACTTTAGAAGAAAGGATAGAGATTGGTTTTAAGTCATCTTTACCTACTTTCCAAGTACTTTCTAGCCAGTTTGTAGCGTCTTCTAGTGTACCGTTTCTGCAATCAGCTCTGTAAGAGTTGAGGATAACGATATGACCAGCATCTTGTAGTCGTCGTACTACTCTGACACTATGAGGAACAACTCTACCCACTAAAGGATAGAGATGTTCAACTATAGTACCATCAAAGTCTAAGAAGAAAGTTAATGGTCTCATGGTCTTGCATATTGAGGTTGGTCACAATTTAAGCCGTCGCAGATACAAGCTGTGTCACAAGCAATGTGGTCGTCATCAATACAAGTGTGTTCTCCTTGTCTGTAACAATCCAATGCTGTTAGAGAAGACAAAGAGTCAACAAGTAGTTGATACCTAGCGTGATAAGCTACATTACCTGATTCAGATGTTAAACTGTCTGAGGTTAAGTAGTAGATGTCAGAGTACGTGTAGACTGATACAGGCTCAGGCTGTAGTCTTAACGGTCTGTAGATGAATAGGAGAACTAGTCCGATGATAATTCCTATAGCGGAAAGCATTGGGAATGGTTCGATGTCTTGGAAACGTTTTGATAATGCCATAGTTTTTGTGCTTTTATACAGTGTGCTCTGTTTAAGTGTGTGAGTGTGAATAAATAAACTTATATAGAGTTAAGAATTTCTCTTAATGTAATAGCTTGTTCTTTTGTCAAAGTAATTTCCTGGTTAATAAGTTTGATACATACATTAGTATCAATACTTACTTTCATTTGGCTTAAACTAGGATCAACTATTGCTTTAGGATATAGTTTAAGGGCATCTTCTATACTATTAAAGTAGTTTATTATACATTGTTCTTCTGAACAAATTACAGCTATTGAATCTGTAAATGTATCTAGTAATATTGTGTACATGTTATATATTGTTTTTTTTAAGTTAAGAAATAAAGGTCCCATCTGCATTCAATTGTAACCAAACCAACGCTTTACAGTAAGATGGTTTAGCCTGAAACACGTTACAACTGCTCACCCTTTGGAAGTGAGTTATGATGCATTAAACCTCTCAAGGTTGTTAGTCTTGAGAGCTACCGATGGGAAAACTGGGTATATGAATCCCAAAACCTAAAGGTAGTATTGATATATGAGGACAAAGCAGAACAGTCTAACAGTGAGATACGTGTTAGCTGGAGCCTTGGAAAGTGTAAGAGTGAGGGCAAAGAGGTCAAGTGTGTAAGAAAGTGTGTGAGGTGTGTAGGTTAGTGTGTGTAGAAGACGGCTGAAGGCTGAGAAAGTAGGGAGTGAGGGAAAGGCTGTAATGTGGAGAGAACAGAACAGATTTGTACATGAAAGGAGTAGGAGAGAAAAAGAGGTAAAAAAGAGTACTGAAAGTGGACGGATGAGAGAGGGATGGAGGTGCTCTGTCCAGCTGAGACGGACTAGACCTTTCTAGTTCTGTTTATCCGAGAAAGTTAAGGTAAGTCGGATATGTCCGGCGGTTTCGGACGACTTTGTCTAAGTACTAGTTTGAATAAGTTGTGGTGTAAAAGGAGTATCCATACATAAATGTGGCGGATTGTACCTTTTGTGGACAACTTTTGGTACTTAAACTCTCCAATTCAGAGCGGATTCCACGTTTAGAGTGTACTTTTGCTTAAAAGATGTAGACTATGCCACGTAAAGTTAAAACAATTGAACAAAATCCATTCCTTTCTACCTTTCTGTTTGAGACTAAATGGGTACTAAATACACAGAGAGGTTACGAAAGTCTAGAAGTAGACATTGAGCCTAATGTTAAGCTGTATCCCACGCTAGCAGCTCTTCTTCCCACTTTAACTTCTACTGAATTGAAGCTGCTTTCTTACATTCTGCTTCACTACCCTGAGGCTACCTACGTTAAAGGAGAGGAGCCGGTATATAAGGATTATATAGAGTTAACACCCAAAAGTCTAGGAGTAGCTGAGTCCTCATTCCATAAAGCTAAGGCAGGTCTAATCATTGCTGGTATTCTATCCCCAAGGATGTCGAGACAAAGTACTTACTGGCTGAACCCAAAGATGTTGTTTAAAGGCAACAGAGTCAAGTTGTACTCTAAGTCTACAGTAGCTGTGAACAAAGATCCACTTGAAGAATTGAAAAACAGAAACAAACCTAGACCATAAGTAGCGGTCCCGTTACGAGTAGCAGGCTAGCGCAGACAAGCGACAAGGCCCTCCCAGCGGGAAGACCAAGTCAAGAGTCTAGTGAGCTAACTGCTCTGCCAAGTCCGAGACTGAGCTGAACACCACAACCGAGCCTGCAATGATAACTACTTTCATATCACATTACAGGGTTTAGGCAACAAGCTACGATAAGCAAGTCAAGGGTGAAACAAACAGCGAGAGCAGAAAGCCTCTCATTTCGTGTGCCCGCAAAGTTGGGCATAATACATAAACTAACCATGTCATAGAGTACTCAGATAACCTCTGAGCAGGGTTTGGTTCCCTCACTTGGTCATAAACCAACGACAGTCAAGCTGTTGTGAGGGAAACGTCCCGAAAGGATAGCACTGACTACGAACTGTTATACAGTTCAGCTACCTTAAAGAACCGCTTGCAAGTGTTCGTCACTCCAACCTGAACCTCTTAATGCTGCAACGGTATATCCGTTCTTACACATGTGGTTTGGGTCAAGACCTGGAGCTGGCGCACCTGCTGGAACTGGAACTGGAGGAAGAGTTGCACTAACAACTAAAGGAGCAGGAGCAGCAACTGTGTCTTCTAAAGACATAGAAACACCTTCGTCAACAGAAACACCGTTGTAAGAAACACGATTCAATCTGAATGTGCTTACGTCAACACCGTCCTTTGTTGTGAACTCTTCCAAGCTCAAGATACCTACAGCAGCATTGTTAGATGCACTACCATAGTTTAACAATTTTGTTAAGTCTGGATTGTTATCCCAGATTTGTGCGTTAACAGTGTGGATTGACACTAAGTCATACCATTCGTCACGCATTTCATCAACTGTCAAGGTTGATGCTTTAGCCAATAAAGCAACGACTGCTGCTTTAAAGGTTGTACCATTCAAACACCAATTGGTTCTTAAACGATACACTTCAGAGCCTGAGTTACCAGCTTCAAAAGCTTGAGTCTTGGCTGTGGCATACACGGCACACTCCAACATTTGACCATTCTTAAATGGTACTGATGGTGCCTTATAAGACGCAAAGCGGTCTTTAATGGCTACAATCAACGATGGAGTGTCTTGTGCGTTGGAAACTGAAATCTTTGTCTGTGACATAGAATATGGGAAGTCTTGTATGTTAATACAACAGGCTGACTCAAGACTTTCTTGCGTGAAGAACGTCAACCTGAGGAACAGAGAGAATTAATTTGTAGTCTCTGTCAAACTACAGCTGTGAAACCTAACCGACAAACTTTGTCTGGCGGTCACTTCCATGCCAAAACTTAGAACGGGGCCTCCAACCTAGGTGGTCCTCCCTTCCTGCGACGAACATCAATTTTTTAAAACAAAAAAATTTTTAAAAACATAAAGACTAAAACCTTAAGTCTGCTACTTAAATCTAAGCCGGGGGCTTTAACTAAAATCTCACTATTAATTAAAAGTTGTAACTTGCGGCCAATTCTAAAAATTATGAATAGAGTTTTAGTTATAGGAGACATCCACGAACCGTTCTGTAAAACAGGATACTTGGAGCACTGTAAAGCTCAGTACAATGCTTTTAAATGTAACAAAGTAGTTTTTATTGGAGACATAGTGGACTCACATTACAGCTCATTTCATAGCACCGACCCCGATGGATTGAGCGCACTGGATGAGCTCAATACTTCTATCAAGAAACTTAGAAAGTGGTACAAAGCTTTTCCTAAAGCTACAGTTATACTAGGAAACCATGACAGAATAGTAGTAAGAAAATGCTTTGCCGGTGGAGTATCAGCTAGATGGATTAGAGCATACGGCGATGTTTTAGAAGTACCAGGTTGGAACTTTGTAACAGACACAGTAATTGACGACGTCTCTTACGTACATGGAGAAGGTGGTACAGCGTTTAAGAAAGCAAAGGAACAATTCCGTTCTGTTGTTGCCGGCCATACTCACACTAAGTGTTACATAGAGTACGTAAACAACGTGTTTGGGATGCAAGTTGGTTGTGGCATAGACAAAGACTGTTATGCAATGGCTTATGCTAAAAACTATGCAGACCCTCAGATTGCTTGTGGTGTTGTACTAAATGGAAACTTACCTATCTTAATTAAAATGTATGAAAAAAATAATTAAGATACCTATCTATAGTTGTAAAGTACACTTTATACTTTCAAGTAATATTATTAAAGAGGTTGAAAAAATCTCTAAAAGACTTAATCAAACCTTTAGTCTTGACTGTGAGCCAGAAGGTATTGTTTTCTACTTTGACTTAAGCGAGTACTTTATAATTATTAATGATTTGTACTTGACGCACAATACTTTGTCCCATGAGATTTACCATCTAACAAATAAAATAACTGTACCAAGAGATATAACCGACGAAGAGAGCCAAGCGTGGCTTTGTGGTAATTTAACAGAAGACATTTACAACTTTCTCCGCCTAAAAGAAAAACTAATAAGCTAAGGGAGGGGCCTAATTATAAACCTCTTATCTAAGTACAAACAACACACTTAACCTTTAGTATATAAAAATTTTTTAAAGTATGACAAAAGCAGTATAACTTTGTCTGATAAAACTTTAAAACATGAGTATCAAAATCTTAAAAAAGAAAGAGCCTAAAGTTGCTAAGGCACCTAAGGAAACTACAACTACTAACGCTTTAGAAAACATAACGTTTCCTAACTGTCAAGTAGAAATAACAATCACAGACGGTAAGCTTACCTTCTTAAAAGCACACAACAGTTCTCCTATTACTAAGCAGTCTAGACAGTCTATCATAAGCATCTGCAAATCTAGCAATGGTGTGTACGGACAAAACGCATACTGTGAGGGAACTGAAGCAGAAGTACTTGATTTTATTTCTAAATTAAGTTAAGCAAATGCCACTTAAAGGAGACCAGCCATCGTGTAACCAAAGATTGTACAATGAAGTTTCTAAAGAAATTAAAGTTGTATCTCCTCAGCAAGTAGAGGAGATACTTTCTGTTACTTGTGAGTTTATGACTAAAGTTATTAAAGAAGGAGGAATGGAAACTATCATGCTACCTAACTTTGGCAAGTTTAAAATAAAAGAAAAACAACTACAGTATTTAGCAGATAAGAATGTTACACCTAAACTAATTTAATGAAATTACTAGAGTTAGACGAAAGATCGGAAGTTAAAGTTAATCAAGTGTGGATTGCTCAGATTCCTGAGTTTAAAGAACTGTTTAAAGACACTGCGGGTAAAGTTAGGTACTCAAACCCTAAAGGTGTAAAGTACTTAACGTACATATACTTTATGTTAGACTTTACTTCTCCTATTAGAGATTGGGTAAAGGAAGAAAAAGCTGAAGAGGCTAGAAGATACACAGGTCTTACACTAGAAGAAGTAAAGTCTACTAAACTTAAAGAAGCTTTGACGTACTACACTACTTTACAGTACAAAGCATGTAGACCTCTTAAGTCTTTTAGAGCGGCTCAAGTAGCATTGAATTCTATGGATGATTACTTTGAAACAGTAGACTTTAGCGCAACTGATAAACAAGGAAAACTCTTATACAATCCTAACCAGTTTACAGACAACATTGCCAAACTTCATAAAGCTTACCAAGAGTTAGCTAAGTTAGAAAACTTTGTACTCATGGAGTTACAAAAGAATGTAGGTATTAGAGGACAAGCTGAAATGGGTGATGAAGAAATTGCTATAGCTAACATTGGTAATGGTAGTGGTACTTCTACAAATGACTGGGAAGAGTCAGGTAATCCAATGCAAAAACCTGTAGAGTGGACAGCACTTGATTCAGTACTAAATACTAAACCTTAAGTATGTGGCACAATCTAGTAAATACTATACATTTCTCTGAAGCAGCAAATGATTTTAGAAAGAACCAAGGAGTTTACACTAAAGCTCCTAGAGGTTCTAGAGAGTACTTTGAGTATTGGGAACTGCAAGCTAAAAGATGTAAAGAAGGTTATAGTGTTGGTGACACATGGATTCCAGGTAGATATTATTTTTACTTAAACTTTTTTCCAATGTACAAAGTAGATGACAAGGTAGCGCTTACAGCCTTAGACTCTACCCTAAGTGGTAAAGCATCCAAACGTACTGCTGAAAAGATAATGGACTTTCCAAGGTTTAATGAAATGCAGTACGAGTGGTGGATGTTTAAACATATAGCATGGAACGGCGGGACCTTTATGGGAATAAATTCTCCCGGCGGTAAACATATCTGTTGTGCTAAAACTCGTGGAGCAGGTTTCTCGTACATGGAAGCAGCTGACGGTATATACAACTACAACTTTATACCAGGGTCTAAGTCTTACTACTTTGCTTCAAGAGAAACTTACTTAACGTCAGATGGTATCTTAAACAAAGTAATAGAAGGACTAGACTTTCTAAACCTTCATTCATCGTACTGGAAAAAGAATAGACAAAAGAAAAGTGAACCATTACACTACAGGTCTTCTTTCATCGATGGCTTTGGTACTGAACGTGGATTTAAGTCTGAAATTATTGGGCAAACAGTAGACAACCCAAATAAGACTAGAGGTAAACGTGGTAGAAAGATAACGTTTGAGGAATTTGGATCTTTTAAAAATGGTAAACAAGCTGTAGAGATTGCACTAGGTTCTCTTAGAGATGGAGATATGTATGTTGGACAGATGTCTGTATTTGGAACTGGTGGAGAAGAAGGCCCAGAGATTGAAGCTTTAGAAGAAATGTTTACGGACCCACATGCTTGGGACATGCTAGCTTTTCCTAACATTTGGGAAGAGAATGGCTCATCTTCTGAAGTAGGATACTTTGTACCATGTTGGAGAGGTAACTTTAAGTACACAGATAAGGATGGCAACATCTTGATGAATGAGGCTATAGCTTCTGACGATATAGAAAGAGATAAAAAGGCCAAGTCTAAAGATCCAAAAGTACTTGATGCAAGAAAAGCCGAGTATCCTAGAAAACCTTCTGAACTATTTCAACGACTTACTAACAATGGGTTTAACGTTGGAGAAGTTAACGCACAAATTAAACGAATACAAAGTAGTTCTGCAATACAAGCTTTGCTTAGACATGGTAATGTAATTTCATCTGAGTCTTCTGAAGCTATGAATGGTGTAGAGTTTGTAATTAATCCAGACGCTGTACCTGTAGACCAATACCCACACAAGTCAGGAGACAATTTAGAAGGTTGCGTAACTATTTGTGAAAGACCTTACAAAGATCAAAACGGGCACGTACCTCCTGGTATGTACCAAATAGTTTTTGATGCTTATTACAAAGATGGGGCTGAAGACCTTACTTCTTTATTTGACATTACTGTTTTAAAACAAGACAACCCGTATGATAATTCTATGGTAGGTTTACCTGTAGCATGGTATACTGGCCGGCCTAAATCACTTAAAACTTGTCATGAAACTTTATTTAACCTTGCAGCTTTATATAACTGTACTATACAAGGTGAGATTTCCGGCGGAGGACAAGCTGTTGTAGACTTTGCTAAAGCAAGAAGATTACTACACAAAATAGAGTTTGAACCTGACATGATGCATAACAAAGAAATCGCATCTAATCAAAAGAATAAATCGTACTTGATGAATATGAGTACTGACAGAAAGAAACTAGGTATGACCTACTTAGAAGATTGGCACATGCTACAAAGAGGAATTAACCAGGATGGCACGCCAATCTATAACGTACACAAAATCTATAAGATAGGACTTTTAGAAGAGATGAAACGAGGAGGCGTAAAGAACTCAGACCGTATGTCTTCTATGATTATAGGAATGTTTATGCTTAAAGAAAACATTGTAAAACAGATAAATAGAGTAAGTATTCAGTCAGACTTTTTTGAAAGAAGTTTGTTTTCAAGTAACGCTTCTGAAGATAACGGTGAGACAACTTCTTTATATTAGCTTAAACGTTTGTATATTTGTGAAAATTTATTACAATGGCGAGTACACAAAATAATGACAATCTTGTTGGTACAACAGGTAAACCACTTCAAGTAGTTTCTTGGAAAGAGAAAATTGCTAAAGAAAAAGAATGGTTTAAACAGTCAGCAAATTTCTATATTTCTACTTCTAGGTTTGGGGCTACAACTGCCTCTAGATTTGGAGATAGAGACGTTAGAGTACTTTATGATGTGTACAATTCAAAGTTCCCAGCAAGTTGGTTTAAGTCTCACACTGACCCATTATCAGCAAAGAATCCTGCACATAAAGCATTCCCTGCAAAGATTAGACCGGTTAACTTTTTAAGAACTAATCTTGACCTTTTAATGGCTGAGTATCCTCGACGTCCGTTTATTTATCAAGTAAACAATTTGTCAGATGATGCTTTTTCTGAGTTTCAGAACTCATTAAATGATACTTTAGAAAAGAACTTAACCGCACACTTTGAACTAAAACTAAAACAACAACTAATGGCTGAGGGATTACTAACTCCTGACGGCGAACCAGCAAGCGAAGAAGCTATGCAACAGGTACAAGAAAGATTAGACAGTCTTGAATTACCAGACAAAGTAAAAGAAACATTTCAAGCATCTTACAAAGATAAGTTAGCTATAAAAGGACAAAAGGCTATTCGTAGAGAAATGAAAACTTCTTTTGTAAAACAAACATTAAACAAATGTTTTAAACATTGGCTAATAGCAGGAGAAACTTGTAGCTTTAAAACTATTGAGTTTGGCGCTTTAAAGTACAAAGCAATCTCTCCACTTATGTTAGACTATGACAAGTCACCTGAGGAAGACTTTATAGAAGACGGAGAATGGTGCGTGTATCATGAGTATTTAACAGTGTCTGATGTAGTAGATATGTACTATGAAGAATTAACTAAAGAGAATGTGCACATGTTAGAGACTACAGCTATTTTCCAATCTCCTACACATTTGTATGACCATCTTTCAAGTTCAGCTGATATTAATAAAGGTAACAAACTTAAAGTATTTCACGTAGTTTGGAAAGGTAAAAAGAAAACAGGATTACTTACTAGAATAAACCCAGAGACTGGAGAGATAGAAGAATTAGAAGTAGACGAAAACTACGTAGTCAATAAAGAGAACGAACTTATAGAATGGAAATGGGTAAATGAAATTTACGAAGCTACAAAGATTACAACTGATCTTTATGTACGATTAAGAGCGTTTCCTTTTCAAAGAAATGTTATGAACAATATGTCGAAAACTAAATTACCTTACAATGGTAGAAAGTATTCTGATATGCACTCACAGAACATTTCTCTAATGGAGATTGGTATGCCGTCTCAAATTATGTACATCATTGTTACGTATGCTTTAGAGCGTACTATTGCCAAATCAAAAGGTAAGATAGTTTTATTAGATCAAAATGTTATCCCCAAAAGCGATGGCTGGAATGAGGAAAAGTTTTTTTACTATGCTGAGGCTTTAGGTTATGGTTTAATTAACAGAAACCAATTAGGTGTAGACAAATCTTACAACCAGTATCAAGTACTTGACCTAACTTTATTTGATTCTATCAAACAACTTATAGACTTACAACAACATTTCAAACAAGAGTGGGATGACCTTATAGGAATCAACAGACAAAGAAAAGGCCAAACCTACGCATCAGATTTAGTAGGTGTAAATGAGAGAGCCACTTTCCAAAGTACTATCATCACAGATATGATTTTCAATATGTTTGAAGAGTTTACTGAAAGAGAACTACAAGGGTTTTTAGACCTTTCTAAATTCTTAGCTATTGATGGTGTAAAGAAGTTGTGGAACGATTCAGAAGTTACAAATGAGTTGATTGACATAGACCCAATAGAATACTGTAATGCAGACTTAGGAATTTTTGTAGAGTCTTCTTCAGAAGCAATCGTTACTAAAAACAAATTAGAGAGTTTGATACAACCTCTTGCTCAAAACGGAACTAAAGCATCTACGTTGTTCTCAATACTTAGGTCTCAGAATGTTTCAGAAATGGAAATGAAACTTAAGAGTTTAGAGGAAATAGAGGCACAAGCATCACAGGCTAATGCACAGTCAGAACAAGAACATGAAAAAAGTATGGAAGAAATTCAAATGCGCCACAAGGAGTATGACAATTTACTTAAGAAAGATTTCATGAACGAAGAGTATGACAGAAAAGTAGAGTTGGCTTACATCGATGGAGAGTTTAACACTTTCTCTTTTAAAGATGGAGACAGTAATGTTAACGGTATACCGGATGCTTTAGAAGTACAAAAACATAATCTTGAAAGAGAGAAATTGTACGAAGATGTAAAGGCTAAAAACCAAGACAGACGAGACAAACTTAAATCAGAATTAGAAGCTAATAAACTAAAACGTGAGGAAATGGCATCTAAAGAAAGAATAGCAAAGAAGAAAACAGCAAGTAAAAAGTAAGTTTAATCAAATTCTTGTGCTACTTTTGTCCTAACAAAAATTTTAAACATGTTTATTAATCGAAGATTATTAAGAGACCCTAACCCAGGCGGTTCAGGAGGTGTCCCTACTTTAAGTGATTTAACAGATCCAAACTACACACCGCCAACGCCACCTAGTAATGACCCACCTGCAGGTGACCCACCTCCAGCGGAACCAGTAGCACCTGTTGAAGGTTTAGATGAGCAAGGAAATCTTTTAGACAACTATGAGCGTAATGCTGATGGAGTACCTACTAAAAAAGAAGATACTCCACCTGCTAATGATGACGACGACAACTCTGTAGACGATCAAGGCATAGAAGATTCTAGTGACTTTTGGAAAGCAGTAGAAGACATTACAGGAATAGAACTTGCTATTGAGTACCCTGAAGGAGTTGACCCTTTGTCACCAGAAGGAGTTGCTTTAAGAGAACAAACTTTAGCAAGTTCAGCTGTAGACAATTATGACAATCATTTAAAAGAAACACATCCAAGAGCTTACGCTTTTTTCTTACATCTACAAAACGGTGGAACAGAAGAGGATTTCTTTGAGCAAAAAGCTCCTACGTTGCCTACAAGAACAGAATTCTTAAACAACTTAGATGTACAAGCTGAGACTGTAAAGAACAGTTTAATCTTAAAAGGAGTTCCTCCTACTGTAGCACAAGCTACTGTTGATGTGTACTTAAAAGATAATGTGTTGTCTGATGAAGCTGTAAAAATCTATGACCAATACGAGCATGCTCAAAAGAAACAAATAGCAGATGCAGAGTTAATGAACTCAGAAAACTTACGACGTCAGAAAGAAAACGAAAGAGCATTAGTCAATACTGTTAATGAAGGGATTACTAAAGAAATGAATTTTGTAATACCTCAAGCTAAAGTAAAAGACTTTACTAATTTTGTCTATGATAATATTAGACAGGACAGTGGAGAGTACTATCTAGTTCAACCAATTAATAAAGAAAGTATAAAAACTACTTTAGAGGCTTTATATCTTCAGTACGTAAAAGGAGATATTAACAGTCTTGTAGAGAGACAAGCTAAGAACAAAGCAGTACAGAGATTAAGGCTTAACATGGAAAAAGATTCTAGAGCAAAAGCTGGAGGAGAAGGTGCTGGAAGTTCAAAAAAGAATTTAACTTTGGGCGATATTTAATTTAAAACTAAAACATTTTTACAATGAACAATCCGATGCCAGCAATGAAGTTCAAAGTTCAAGAGCAAATCTTTGATTCAAAGAGTATGCTTGATGAAACAAACTTCTATTCGCACAGACAAGGTATGCCGTCAGAGTTGACAAAAAAATTGACTTACATCTTAGGAAAGGAAACTAACAGTTACCCTTTATCTATGATGACAGTTGGTGGTGTTGGCTTCGGTAATACTAACACAGCACATGAAATTGATGATGTGCAATTTACATACCCTGTAATGGGCCGTATGAACAAAACCAATCCTGTATATGCTACACAGTATAGCGCAGGAGACAAACCGGGTATTGGTAACGCCCATTTCTACATCACTTTTGGTGACAACTGGATTAAGCGTTTTTACGTAATCCAATCTGAAAGAGGTATTCAAGCTTATGTACTTGAAGATCCTAAGCCAGTTCCATCTGGAGGATTCAGATACAAAGTACAATTAGCAGCAGCTACAGGTTCTGACTATTGTCCTATTGACCAATTAGCAGAGAACGTAAACTGGACAGTGTTACACACAGGTGTTGCTGAATCAGAATCACGTACTACTGAATCTAACATGGTTATGCCAGGTAAATTCAAAAACCAAATCTCTTTCATGCGTACTGGTATGAGCTGGGCAGGTAACTCTGCTAACAAGTTCATGAACATTGAAGTAGAAACAGACAAAGGTAAAACTAACGTTTGGATGGACTACTTTATGTGGCAGTTTGAAAAGCAATGGTTAGAAGATTGCGAGCATTTCTATTGGTACTCTCGTTACAACAGATTGTCTGACGGAACTATTCCATTGAAAGATTTACTTACAGGTAAAGACATTCCAATCGGAGCAGGTGTATTAGAGCAAATTGGTAACAAATCAACTTACTCTAAATTAACTTACAACTCATTATCAACTAAAATTGGTGATGCATTGTTTGGCCAAACAGATAGCGGTAATATGAGTTTAACTCTTATGACTGGTACTGGAGGTTTCCGTGAGTTTGACCGTTGTATGAAAGAAGCAGGTGCTACTTTACTTGGACCATTCGGAGCAGGCGACATCGCTTCTAAGTTTGTAACAGGTACTGGATACAACTTAGCTTTAGGTGGTTTCTTCGACCAATTCTATCACATTGATGGTTACACTATCAAAGTGAAAAAGAATCCAATTTTTGATACTGGTCGTGTTGCTTTAGGTTCTCCTAAACATCCTGAATCAGGTTTACCTTTAGAGTCTTACCGTATGGTATTCTTGGATGACTCA